AGATTTAGTAATACATCTTGCAGGCATAGGTGGTGTGAGAGAATCTATGAATGATCCTAAAAAATATTGGGACAACAATGTAGAAGGCACAAAAAGAATACTTGCACATTATCAAAACACAAGAGTGATGTTTGCTAGTTCAAGTTCACAATACGATCCATGGAGAAATCCTTATGCCGCTTCTAAACACGTAATAGAATACATTCCACATCCTAACGTGGTAGCAATGAGATTTCACACTGTTTACTCTGAAACACCAAGATTGAATATGTTCTTCGACAAACTGTTATCAAATCAATTAGAATATGTGACACCCCACACAAGAGACTTTGTACACGTTAATGACGTTGTAGAAGCAATGATTGTATTGATGGCAAGTGACTTCAAAGGACCAATCGATATTGGAACAGGTGAAAGTGTAAGTGTAAAAGATATTGCACCTAACTTACCAGTAAGAGAAGGTATGCCTGGTGAAAGACCTGATACAAAAGCAGATATAACAAAAATGAAAGAACTAGGTTGGAAACCTACCATATCCGTTAAAGAGTTTTTAGCGAAACAAGGATATGAAAATAAACTGTAATGAAAGCAGGAAAAATTTGGGGCAAGACAGAATTAATCCATGCTAACGGTGTATTAGAATTTCATCGTATTGAATTCAAAGCAGGATTCAAATGTTCAGAACACAAACACAAATACAAATGGAATGGCTTCTTTGTTGAGTCAGGCAAAATGATTGTAAGAGTGTGGCAAGACGCTGACCAACAAGGTCTTGTAGATGAAACAATTCTTAATGCAGGCGATTACACAACTGTTAAACCAGGAAAGTTTCACCAGTTTGAAGGATTAGAAGATGGCATTGCTTTCGAACTATATTGGGCAGAATTTAATCATGATGACATAGAAAGAAGAACAGTAGGCACAAAGTCATGAAAATTTATGTAGGATACGATACAAGAGAAGACATTGCCTATCAAGTGTGTGAACATTCAATTTATTCTCACAGTGACTCAGCAGAAGTTATTCCTTTAAATCAAAACACACTACGTCAAGACAAATGGTATTGGAGAGGTGAAGATAAACTTGCTTCAACAGAATTCACGTTTACTAGATTTTTAGTTCCAGCACTTGCAAATTATGAAGGGTGGGCATTATTTTGTGATTCTGATATTGTGTTTTTAAAAGATGTAAAAGAACTTTTTGATCAAGCAGATGACAAATATGCTGTGATGTGTGTGCAACATGATTATACTCCTAAGCCAGGAATAAAAATGGACGGACAAAAACAAACACAGTATCCAAGAAAGAATTGGAGTTCTATGGTTTTATATAATTGCGGTCATCCTTCAAATGAAAAATTATCAGTAGATTTAGTTAACAATCCAAACTATGATGGAAAATATTTCCATAGATTCAGTTGGTTAAAAGATGAAGAGATAGGCAAATTATCACATGAGTGGAACTGGTTAGTGGGTTGGTACAAAGAACCAGAAGATGGACAACCAAGTGCAATTCATTATACCGAAGGAGGTCCTTGGTTTAAAAATTATAGAAATTGTGAATATGGCGATGTATGGAAAAAATATCTTGCCGAAATGATGCAAAAATGATATGCACTATTATTGGGACAAAGACGATCCGATTCTTAAAGCGTGGGTACAAGGTATAGGTGCCGAATATCTTCCTTACGAAGAAATTTTAAAAACTCCAGTAACAAATCCAATAAGTTTTAGAAGTTTAGCAAAAAGAAAAGTAATTTATGAGTCTATTGGAAATAAAAGACCATTCTATTACATCGATACAGGATACGTAGGTAATTTAATAAAAAAGAAACATTGGCATAGAATAGTTAAAAATGATGTGCAACATACAAATATTTTTGATTGTCCAGATGATCGTTGGAAGAGAATAGCACAACAAAGCCAAGAACTAGACTTTGTAGAATGGCGAAAGGACCATAGCGGAAAAATTTTATTAGTTACACCAAGTGAAAAACCTTGTAAATTTTATAACATAAACAGAGACGAATGGGTAAAAGAAACTGTTGCTGAACTGAAAAAACATACAGACAAAGAAATTATAATTAGAGACAAAGGAAAACGTCATTCGAGAGTTGGACAAGGATCTGTACCTTGGTATCTAATCAGAGAAAAAATTTATGCAGTTGTCACATATCAAAGTATAGCGGCAATAGAAAGTGTTTGTGTAGGAGTTCCTGCATTTACAACACAAAAGACAGCCGCTGACAGTGTGACATTAAAAGATTTAAGTAAAATAGAATCACCACTATATGCTGACCCTATGCAAGTCAAAAAATGGCAACATTGGTTGGCATATTGTCAATATCATTGGAAAGAATTAGGAACAGGTGAGGCTTGGAGAATAATGCAGAGGTACGGATTGACATGATAAAAGTTGTATCATATATGAAATGTATTCCTCCTGGAAACAAAAAGCCACAAAAGCCTTTAATAATCAAAAACTTTATTGAAGGTGTAAATGCAGTTGGTGATAAAGGACTGGTGCTTAATACTTGGTCTATTGTAGATGCCGACGTGGCTGTTATTCAAGGCTTTACACATCAAGATTCACAAAAACATAGACATTTAATTTTACGTAAAGCAGTCTATGATAGACAGCAACAAAAAGGAAAAAGGACCGTAATTGTTGACAGTAGTTTATTTTTATTTGCAGATCCAACACAATCAAAGAATTATTTACGTTATGGATATGATGGAATATTTCCTAACACAGCAGAATATTGCTGGGATAATCCAGATCCAATGCGTTGGGAAGAAATAAAGAAAAATCTTAAAATAGATTTGCAACCATGGAGATTAGGAGGAGGAGCATACGTTCTAATATGTTGTCAAAGAGACGGAGGCTGGAGTATGCGAGGCACCAAAGTATTAGACTGGTTATTAATGGTTGTGCAATCTATAAGAAAAGTTTTGCCAAAAAAATTAATTAGAGTAAGATTTCATCCAGGTGATAAAAATACAGGTGCTCATATTGCCACACTACGTAATTGGATAAACACAGGCAATAAAGATTTTTCAAATGTCGAAATAAGCGGTGCTAAAGATTTAAAAACTGAACTGGTTCATGCTCATGCAGTGATTGGGCATAACAGCAGTCCAACAGTGGCGAGTGTAATCGAAGGGATTCCTACACTCGTTACTGACCCTGAACGTGCCCAAGCAAAAGATGTATGTATGAAAAAATTTGAGGAACTAGATAATCCTCAAGCATATGATAGAGAACTTTGGATAAGAAGAATTGCCCAAACACATTGGACCTTAGATGAAGTAAAACAAGGTTTGGCTTGGAAACATATGAGGAAATATGTAAAATGATAACAGCAGTCACAACATTTCACAAAGAAGGTTTAGATTTGTATGGACAAAGATTTCTTGAAAGTTTCGCTACGAATGTAGACAAACAAGTAAAACTTATTGTGTATGCAGAAAACTGCGAGCCTGTCAATCCTGATCCAACACAAATTACAATAGTACCTCAAACAAATCTTAAACAGTTAGTAGAGTTTAAAAACAAATGGCAGAATGTACCTAAAGCAAATGGTAAATGTCCTTTCCCAGAAAAGCGACCAAGAGACCACCATAAAGAATTTAAATGGGACGCAATAAGATTTGCAAATAAAACTTATGCTGTGTTTGAAACTTATAAGACTGCTGAGTCTAAATGGGTAGTATGGATCGACGCAGATACATTTGTACACAGTCCTATATCTTACAAACAATTTGAAGATTTACTGCCAGATGATACATGGATAACGTTTGTAGGTAGAGGACGTGGTACACAAACTTGGCCCGAGTGCGGATTTTACGGATTGAATAGAACAAATGATACTTGTAAAAAATTTATGCAACAGTTTGAACTTATGTACGAAGACGCTGACAAAGGCATTTTTACTCTAGATGAATGGCATGATAGTTTTGTGTTTGGATATATTTTAAAAAAACTTGCAAAATTAGACACAGCATATCATGATTATTCTAAAAATATCTATAATAAAACTGCAAAGACAGGCGGTGGCGGTCATCCTTTAATAAATTCAGAATTGGGAAAATATTTTGATCATATGAAAGGATCAAGAAAGACACAACGTAAAAGTGCTAGAAAAGATTTAATGCAACAACGCACAGAAAAATATTGGAATGAAATTTAGTTTGTTTACAAAAAACAGTGCTTTAGTAAGTCCTCCTATATGGGAAGCCGTATCAAAAGGATTAAAAACTTTAGGACACACAGTCGACGAAAACAATATGGATTGTGATGTGCCAGTAATATGGTCGTTACTATGGCATGGTAGAATGGCTCGCAACAAAGACATTTGGGAACACTTTAGAAAACAAAATAAAAATGTTTTAGTTATTGAAGTTGGTGGTATAAAAAGAAACAACACATGGAAAGTTGCATTAAATGGCATTAATAGAAAAGCAGATTTCGGAACAAAAGATAATAATGATTTACGTGCAAAACAATTTGCAATTAATTTAAAACCGTGGAGACAAGACGGAGAACATATTTTAATTTGTTTACAACATGACAAAAGTGAACAATGGAAAGACCAACCTGCACTGGATCAATATGTTAGACACACTGTAACAGAAATTAGAAAATACACTGATAGAAAAATAATAGTAAGACCCCACCCTAGATGTCCTTTGTTGAATTTACCTGTGCTTGACAATGTAAGTTATGAAGTACCTAAACAAATTGCAAACACATATGATGATTTCGATTTAAATTTTACAAACGCATGGGCAGTAGTTAGTCACAGTAGTAATCCTGGAATTCATGCTGTATTAAATGGTATACCTGCATTTGTAGGAGAACAAAGTCTTGCTTATGATGTTGCAAATAAAGATTTCAGTACAATAAATGAACCTTTGATGCCGGAAAGACAGCAATGGTTGAATGATTATGCAAATACAGAGTGGACAGTTGATGAAATTGCCCAAGGATTGCCCTTTTCTAGATTGACTTTTTAACCAAAATCCGTTATACTATTGATATGCAAACATATCCAATAGAGCAGTGTTTAGAGATAATGGCTGGACTTCAGAGCGGTCCGGTATCAAAACCGTTTGTAATTTTAGAAAGAGATAAGAAAATTTTAATAGATATCGCAAAGAAAGTATTCAAAGGCAGTGCGTTGACTGACAAACAATACGAAGTTGTAAAACGTATCTTGGTTAATAGGTATGCTTCACAATTTAAATTAAGAGATATAGATATACAAAACAGTGCAAACATTTTGCGTAAACCTATTAGACATTTAGACAGAACAAAATACATTAGAATAGAAGATGGCAGTGATTATCAAGACGGCATCTGGGCAGGATTTACACCATTAAAAATTATCGTAATAAGATTTCCATTCAACTTAATGTTAAGCAAATTAGTAAGTGATATTAAAAAATTATTTCCACACAAAGTTGGCAGATTCTATTCGCAGAGAATAAAAGACAAATATCTTTTACCATTTGATGAAAGAATTATACATAAACTTGTAGGTCGATTCAAAGGAAGAATAAAAGATATAGATCCTGTGCTGTTGCAAATTTATGATGAAGTTGAACATATTTTAAATAATCCTGATGACTATGTGCCAGGCATCTATAATTATGATATTAAACATTCTAGCAAAGCAGTAACAAAACATCATTTAGAGAAGTTTGGAAAGCCTAATGCAGACAATCTATTTTTATTCTATGATAGAAAAATAAAGTTAGGATTAAAACATTTCGATACGTTTGAGGTTGAAAAAAGTAAATCTAATTTATCTGTGCTTACAAAAAAAATCTTAGATAGAAAATATCCTATGATTAATATTGATTTGAAAAAATGGCAACTGAATCATCTGACAGAGTGTATTGATCAATTACAAAGATATCCTTTATTAGTGATAGTTAGTATGCAAGATAAAAGAGCATTAGAGCAATTACAACAGTTTCATACACAATTTAAAAATTTAATAGACCCAAAAGACATATCAGTATTAGTTAGATTACCAAATAAAGGAACGGGGGCTGAATTTAATACCTACGTTAAAGATAACGGCATCAACAATTCACTTGCAAACACAACAAAAATAGTGTATATTAACAGTAAAAAGATACCAAAGCCTTTAGTACAATCTACTTGGCGTCCAGAATCAGTAATATGTTGCGATGGATCCAAGAATTACACAAAGGTGGATACTTTTTTATATGAGTCTGATTTAGTTTTTAACATAAATGGTCAAACCAGTATGTTTTTAAACTTTTATGACACTGCTGAAACAATATGAGATGTAAAATTATAATAAACGATGAAGTCAATGTAAAAATTGAAGGACTTCCTGTTGATGTAAGAAGAAAAATATCAAACAAAATGAAATGGCAAGTTCCATATGCTAGATATTTGCCTCAATATAAGTTAGGTAGATGGGACGGTAAAGTTGGTTTCTTTGGTTTAGGTGGTAATGGTTATGTAAATCATTTAGACAAAATTTTACAAATAATTCATGAAGAAGGCATTGAAGTAGATTCTATTGATGACAAAAGACAACAAACAGATTTAAATTTTAGTTTGATAGACAAAGACTACTTTGCTGATAAAAAATGGCCCAAGGGACATCAATGCGAAGGTCAATCAATTGAATTAAGAGACTATCAAGTTGAAGTTGTGAATAATTTTTTACGCACACCGCAAAGTTTACAAGAGGTCGCCACTGGTGCTGGTAAAACAATTATCACTGCTTGTTTATCAAGTTTATGTGAAAGTATAGGAAGAACAGTTGTAATAGTTCCTAACAAGTCTCTTGTAACACAAACAGAAGAAGATTATAAAACTGTTGGATTAGACGTGGGTGTTTACTTTGGTGATAGGAAAGAGTTGAATAGAACACACACTATTTGTACATGGCAAAGTCTTAATATTTTAGATAAAAGAGCAAAATCAGGAGACTCGGTACTTACACTTACAGAATTTTTAGATGGTGTCAAAGCAATTATTGTTGATGAAGTTCATCAAGCAAAAGCAGATGTTTTGAAAAAATTACTGACACATCATTTGAAAAATGCTCCAGTTAGATGGGGATTAACAGGCACAGTACCTAAAGAACAATTTGAATTTCAAAGCATACTCGCAAGTATAGGTCCTGTTGTTAATCAAATTAGTGCAAAAGAATTACAAGATAAAGGAGTGTTATCTAAATGTCATGTAAATGTTGTGCAAATGATCGATACTCCAGTGTATAAGAACTATCAAGAAGAATTAAAATATCTCACAACAAATCAAAAACGTTTAGAATACATAGCAAAACTTATTGAAAAAATTAAAGCCTCAGGCAACACACTTGTTTTAATTGATAGACTAACAGCAGGTACAGAACTGCAAAAATTAATCGACGGCAGTGTGTTCATACAAGGTGAAACAAAATTAGAAGAAAGAAAAGAACAGTATGATGAAATCAGCAGTGCCGATAACAAAGTGATAATTGCAACTTATGGTGTAGCATCTGTAGGTATTAATATTCCAAGGATATTTAATTTGGTATTAATAGAGCCAGGCAAGTCTTTCGTAAGAGTAATTCAGTCAATAGGACGTGGAATACGTAAAGCAAAAGACAAAGACTTTGTGCAAATTTGGGACATAACATCAACTTGCAAATTTGCAAAAAGACATTTGACACATAGAAAGAAATTTTACAAGGAGGCAAACTATCCTTTTACATTAGAAAAGGTAGATTGGAACTAATATGAAAATAGGTGTAGCACAAATCCCAGTAACAATGGATGCAAAAATTAATTATGAAACTATTGTAAAAGCCTGCGATTGGGCAGTAGCAAATGGTGTAGATTATCTTATGACTCCCGAAGCATCAGTAAGTGGATATGATGCTCCAAGTTTTACAGTAAACACTTGTCAAGATACCGAAGATGCAGTGAAAAAATTACAAGAATATTGCAGTAAAAATAATTTAGGATTAATCTTAGGAACATTATGGTTAGACGAAAAAGATGTAAGACATAATTTTGTGTTTGGTAAGAAAACAAATCAATTACGTTTTATCAACCAACAAGGTGAACACATTGGAACTATTTGTAAAAGATATATTGTACACTATGATACTGATTGTCAGCCAGGCGAGCCAGGAGTTGTAGTGGAACTTACAACAAAAAATGAAAAATTTAAAGTTGGTGCAATGATCTGTAATGATCTTGTTGGCAACTATTGGGATGGCTCAGAAAATCTTGTAAGAGCATATTCAGATAAAGGTGTACAAGCCATACTCCACGCCAGTAATGCTGACAAAGATTTACTTCCTTACATACAACAAGCACATGATGATTGGCATCTTTCTTGTGTTAAGATGATGTCATATGCTTCAAACGTTCCATTAATTACAGTAGACAATCCATGGAGTACAGACGGCAGAGATAACAAAAAAGGAGCATCGATGCCATCAGGAGTATTTTTACCTTTCGAAACTTTATATCAGGCACCCAAACAAGGCACACAGTATTTTTGGTATGATACCAATACAAACAAAATAGGATCTGGAGAACAAAAATGAGAATATTAACAGTGGACAATTTGTCCTACAATTTAGACAAGTTGCCTGAAACAGTGTCGGAAGATATGGCTTTTTCTGTTTTAGACAACAGCAATCCTAAAGAGCCAGACTTTTTCTTTATACCTTTAATCTATATTGAATCTTTCAGTGCACCAGCAATAGTGCTAGACATCGGAGGCAAAGAGATAACAATGCCATTGGATTGGAGCATAGCAGTTGGAGATAAAGAAGACAGCAATACAGTTGAAGTTGTGCCTTTAACCAGCATAGCAGATAGAGGATTTTCAGCATTTATTTTTAATCCATTAAGCAGTTTCAAAGCAGACTTTGAAGAGGTAAATGTAGTAAATTTTTATAATGAAGTGAAATGGTACTTTCCTAAAATGAAAAATAATCAATTGATTAGTACGCCTTTAACAAATGGAAAACAACCATCTTGTGCTTTCTTTGTTAAAGATATATCAAGACAGTGTGAAAGTATTGAATACACGCAGTTGTTGTAATGCCAAAGAAGAAAAAAGAAGAACAAATGATTTTTACATCTCCCGATGGTGGTGAAACCGTTTATGGAGAACCAATCGGTGGCAAAGGTCCAAAGGTATTAATTTCCAAAAGTAACAAAGCAACAATAGAAGAAGAATGTCAAAATAGACAATTCTTTGTTACTGAACGTGCTGTTGCCATGTGTTTGGAACATAAAGGCTTGCAAAAAGCATGGGAAAAGTATACAATGTTATTAGAATTATATGGCTACGAAGATTAACAAATTACCTTTAAAAGATATACTTGCGGCAATTGACATGAACGCAAAGAATGTTTGGGAAGATTTATCTGACGATGAGAGAAAGCAAGTTAGTTTCTATTTGTTGAATAGATATGCAAGTGCTGTAAAAGGTAGTAGACAGGACAAAGAACTACAAATACTTAAAACAAATCAATATTATAATAAGAACTTCTTTACACTAACAAAGCATAAAAAACTTTTATGGTATCTACTTTGCATGACTGCAAGTTCTAAGAAAAATATTAGGTATCATGAATGGATAGGATACAAATTTAAAGAGTCTGGCGGAAATGCGAAAACAACAAAATTTTTAGAAAAACTATATCCTACAATGAAATCAGATGAAATAAAATTACTTGTTACTATAAATGACCCAAAAGAAATTAAACAGTTAGCAAAGGACTTTGGCATGACACCTGAGCAAATAAAAAAGCAACTATGATAGAAAAATTATACACTTGTCAATATTGTAATGCAAAATTTACTAAAGAGAAAACACTAGCAGTACATATGTGCGAACAAAAAAGAAGATTCTTACAAAAAGATGAACGCAGAGTACAATTAGGTTATCAGACTTTTGTAAGATTTTATGAACTGTGTCAAAAAGCGTCCAAAACTAAAACATATGAAGAGTTTTGCAAAAGTCCATATTACACAGCATTTGTAAAGTTTGGAAGTTTTATCAGCAATGTTAAGCCGTTGTATCCTAGCAAGTACATTGATTACGTTGTAACAAGCGGAGTTAAATTAGACCACTGGTGTAGAGAAGAATTGTATCAAAAATATGCAATAGATTTAATCTTACGTGAAAAGGTTGAAACTGCAATGGAAAGGTCAATTAAAACTATGATGGATTGGGGAGATGAAAAAGAAGCACCTTGGAGTGATTACTTTCGTTATGCAAGTTTAAATAGAGCAGTAATGGATATCAAAGACGGCAAAATAAGTCCTTGGTTAATATTAAATTGTAAAAGCGGAAAAGAAATGATGAAGAGATTTAACAATGAACAACTACAAATTGTGTATCCTATCATGGATCCTAATCATTGGGCATTAAGATTTAAAAGACTGCCAGCAGATATTGAAATGGTAAAAGAAATAACAAAAGAGGCAAGAATATGATAAAAGAAAATAACGTTGTACCTTTGTTTGGTATACCACTATGTCAAACACAAATTAAACCCTATGAGGAAAGTGAAAAATTTATAAAAGAAAAATTAGATTATGAATTACGTTCACACAAAGTATCTTACATATCAAAAGATGATTATGTGCTAGATAAAGATAATTTATTGCCTTTAAAAACTGAAATTTTAAATCAAGTAAGTGAATTCATGCACGGTTATTTAGATGTACATGAAAAGCATAAATTTGTCTTAACAACAAGTTGGTGTAACAAATACGAACAAAATCAATACATACAGGAACATTATCACAGCAATAGTTTGATCTCCGGTGTTTTGTTTTTAACAGATTGTAAAGACACATCAAATATTGTATTTCACAAAGATAAAAATCATACAAATATTTTTACTGATACTGTAAGACTAGATCACAAAGAACAATTTGATTTCACAAACAAAAGAAGTTATTTGTATCATCAAACAAGAATGGCAGTTTGTCCAAAGAAATGGGACTTGATGTTATTTCCTAGTTTTCTTAATCACAGTGTTGAAATTAATGCTAGTCCAAATGATATAAGATATACACTGTCATTCAACACTTGGGTTGAAGGTGAAGTTGGTGGAGGCCACAGTAAATTAAAATTATGATAGATTTAACAATAGGCGCTGACCACAGAGGCATGGAACTAAAGGATCAAGTCTCTAAATGGATTTGTCCAATAGATGAGTGCATGGGAGATATTGTTACATTTCATGATGTAGGCATTTATGAAAATAAAAGAACAGATTATAACGACATAGCCAAAAAAGCCTGCAGGTTCTTAGAAAAAGATGATAGGGTTATTTTGTTTTGTGGTAGTGGTTTTGGTATGGCAATACAGGCAAATAGATTTAAAGGAGCAAGAGCAGTAGTGTGTTTTGATGTATTTGATGTGGAACAGGCTAGACAACACAACGATATGAATGTATTATGTATTGGTGCAGACTACACAGATTTTGATACAGCAAAATATATGATAGAGGCATTTTTTGAAACAAAATTTTTAAAAGGCAGGCATACAAGGCGAGTGAAGAAATTAGATGAAGACACAAACACAAATTGAATACATTTATAAAAAATTAGGCAGTTACTGGCCCAAATATTCTAACAGGAAGCCAGCGGCAAAAATACACAAGGAAGCCTATACTAGTTTGATAGGTGTTATGCTTTCGGCACAAAGTCAAGACAAGCGAACAGCGATAGCCTGCAAACAATTATTCTCTTTAGCAGATACTCCTGAAAAAATGATCAAACTTACCAGAGAACAAATTATTGAAGCGATACGTCCTGCAGGATTGCATAATGCAAAATCAAAAAATATACTTGCAACAAGTCACAAATTATTAATTGAGTATGATGGCAAAGTTCCACAAACACAAAAAG